TGAAGACCGACGATCTTCCTGAAGGGTCAACCAATCTGTACTACACAGACACAAGGGCCCGTAACGCTCTGAACGTTGGTGGTGACTTAACTTACGATTCTGCAAGTGGACAATTAACATTCACTCAGAGAACAGACGCTCAAGTTCGTGGACTGATCAGTGCGGGTGGTGACCTAAGTTACAACTCTGGTACTGGTGTGATGAGTTTCACTGAACGTACCGATGCAGAAGTAAGAGGGTTGGTAAGTGCAGGTGGAGACTTATCCTATAACTCTGGGACGGGTGTGTTCTCATTCAGTGAGACATACTCTACCGCAAACGAACTCTTGACTGCAATCAAAACTGTGGATGGTGCAACATCCGGCCTAGATGCAGACTTACTTGATGGTCAACACGGTTCTTACTACAGGATCAACGTGTATAATTCTAGTGGAACTTTGTTGAACTAAAGGAATAACAAATGGCGACACCAAATACTAGAGACGAGTTTATAGATTATTGTTTACGTGCACTTGGACATCCGGTCATCGAAATCAATATAGATGACGAACAACTGGATGACAGGGTTGATGAGTCTTTGCAATGGTTTCGGGAACATCATCCGGATGGGTCTCGCCGTTTCTACGTGTCTCATCAATTGTCACAGACGGACATCAATAATGGATATCTGGATCTGGGGAATACAGACATTAACACTGTGGTCCGTATGTTCCCTGTTAATACTGTGTCACAAACAACCAACTTCTTCGACATCAAATATCAGATGATGTTGAACGATATCACCGATCTAAATAATTATGCCGGTGATATTGCGTACTACGAAATGTTGCAACAACACCTGTCTCTACTTGATATGAAACTAACGGGTATGCCCGAAGTGACATTTTCAAAACAAGAGAACCGACTCTACTTCTATATGAGTAGCGAGAAGGTGAGTGTGGGTGACTATGTTGTTATTGAGGTTTACGGTATTCGAACTCCGTCTTCTGGTAGTTCGGACTACTTGTCTCTGTGGAACCACAAGTTCCTAAAAGAATACACAACTGCAATCATCAAAAAACAGTGGGGACAGAATTTATTGAAATTTGAAGGGATGCAACTTCCTGGCGGTGTCACCATATCTGGGCGACAAATCTACGAGGATGCACAAACTGACATCGAAAGAATCTTAACTAAGTTTAGGGAAGAGGAAGATGTTGGACCTATGTTCTTTATAGGATAACAGTATGCCAACCAACCCATATATCAGTCAGTCTGTAAAGAGTGAACAGAACTTATACGAAGACTTGGTGATTGAGTCACTGAAGTTTTACGGACAAGACGTATACTACATTCCACGAGAGATCGTCAATAAAGATAAAGTCTTTCTTGATGACGTTCCGTCACGCTTCACTGATGCGTATAAGGTGGAGATGTATATTGAGAACGTGGAAGGATGGCAGGGTGAGGGTGACTTGTTTACGAAATTCGGTATTGAGTTGCGTGACCAAGCTACCTTTGTTGTTGCACGTAGACGTTGGAAGAAACTGATCGGTGACTATCTGACCGAAAATAACTTCCGTCCACGTGAGGGTGATGTAATCTACACACCATTGTCAGAGTCTATCTGGCAGATCACTAAGGTAGAAACCGAAACTCCTTTCTACCAACTCAGTCAACTACCTACGTTCAGACTTCAGTGCGAACTCTTCGAGTACAGTGACGAAGACTTTGACACGGGTATCGACGATATTGACATCATCGAATATGAGGGTGCATATCAGTATGCACTGACAATGCATCCTAATGATACTACGGGTAGTATCGCCACCGCAACCGTTGATGGATTGGATTTCAACGGAGGTATTACAGGACTTACAGTTACTCACGCCGGTGCGGGATATGATAGTGCGGGTGCGGTTGTTGCAACATTCTCTGGTTTCGACTCGGCCGGTAACACCGCTAAGTTCGGTGAAAACTCTATCAACATGTCCCTCTCTAGAGGTATTGAAGGTAACGATCTTAAACTCATCGACAGTAGTGGTTTTGTCGAATACTTCCTGAGACTCAATGCATATCCGACTTCGGGTCAAGGTGCCATGTTCACCATTGGTGGTGGACAAGACGGAGGTACTAAACAGTATATCTTTGGTGTCGGTTCAGGCGGAGGTATTGTATACTCTCGTGCAGACAATGAGGGAGACTCTGCACAAATTGTTGGTGGTGTCACTCTCAGTTTGGGATCTTGGAACCACATAGGTATCGGTCAAGACAGCGATACCATGTACATGTTCATAAACGGAAGTAGAGTCACACCAAACGTTACCCTTCCAAATACTGCGGACTTTATCAGTGGTACGTATTCGTTTGGTGCGGTTGCCGCCCGTGATCTGGATGGTATATCTTATGGTGGTCTCTCCGGTCACATCGATGAGATCAAGGTTTCTGCGGGTACAGAAAATCAGATTCTCGCAAGTCGTTATTCCGGAGACTCCGACACAATCACTGTTCCTACTGTAGAACATGATAGTGACTCAAGAACATCTCTACTTGAACACGCTAACGGAACTCTACCTACGGTTACTGCGGTGTTGAACTCTTCGGGTGGAATTGGATCTTTAACAGTAGACACTGCTGGTTTCAACTACAACGGTACACCTACTGTATCTTTCAATACACCTGTAAACGGAGGAAACTTCGCTACGGGACAGATCGTTACTCAGGTATTCCCTACATACACAATGAAGGGCGAGGTAACAGACTGGTCAGATTCAGATCGTGTACTGCAACTCGCACACGTAGGTGCGACAGACGGGAAGTTCCACGAGTTCAATACAACACGCATGGTTACTAGTGGTTCGGTGCAACACGTTCCTTCATTGGTGACTGAGTTACAGGAGATTCAGAATACCGCACAGAATAAGATATTCGATGACTTTGAGGGCGACTTCTTAGACTTCTCAGAAAGTAACCCGTTTGGAGATATGAGTTAATGTTTGGTACTTGGTTTTACAACAAGAGAGTGAGGACTGCGGTATCCGTATTCGGATCGTTGTTCAATAACCTTTATGTCCTAAGACAGAACGCAAGTGGACAGACTATATCTACCGCTAAGGTTCCTCTGTCCTATGCACCCCGAAGAGACTTTATCGAAAGACTTGAAGCCATGCAGAGAGGTGAAGAGGCAGAACGTAGAGTTGCAGTCAAACTACCTAGAATGTCTTTCGAGATCACCAACATGCGGTATGACTCACTCAGACAGTTACCCAAGGTAAACTCTTTCTACGAAAACGTAGCGGGAGATGATTACAAACGTAAACGGGTGTACACATCTGTACCCTACGACATCGACTTCCAACTCAGTGTGTTTGCAAAGACACAAGATGATGCACTACAGATTGTAGAACAAATCATTCCATACTTCAACCCACAGTATTCAATTACTGTAAAACCCTTTGCGGATGAGATGAATATTAAAGAGGACGTGCCAATCGTCCTCACAGGAATAACCTTTCAAGATACCTACGATGGACCTTTAGAGACAAGAAGGACAATCGTTTATGATCTAACCTTCACCATGAAACTGTCTTTCTATGGACCGGAGAAAACTCAGAGTATTATTAGAGAGGTTAATAACAATCTGTATCTCATGGGTGCAGACAGTGACACCTTTATTCATAACATAAATATTACACCGGATCCAATTGATGTGAGTCCGGATAGTGACTATGGTTTTAATGTACAGTATTTGGATAGCGCCGGATGAGTGAAGACAACAAGAATATAAAGACAGACTACGAGTATTCTAGGGAGACGTATTACGACATCCTTGAGAAGGGACGTGAGTCTATGGATCTGATGATTGAGGTCGCTCGACAGAGTGAACACCCTCGTGCGTTTGAAGTCCTGTCCACCATGATGAAGAACATGGCAGACATCAACGACAAGTTGATGGAACTGAACAAGAAGAAAAAGGACGTAGAGAAAGAGGAACCCAAACAAGTCGGTACTACAAACAACAATCTCTTTATCGGGTCTACGACTGAACTCCAAAGATTTCTACAGAATGAACAAAAGGTGATTGATGCAGAGCCCATACGAGAAGAATAATTACCTTGGTAATCCTAACGTTAAAAAGGATGGGGTTAACGAGGAATGGGATTCTCACAAGGTTTCGGAATATCAGAAATGTATGCAAAATCCCGCATACTTTGCGAAGACCTATGTCAAGATTATATCACTTGATAAGGGACTTGTCAACTTCGACTTGTATCCATACCAAGAGAAAATGTTCCGACACTTCAACGAGAACAGATTTTCTATTGTACTCGCTTGTAGACAGTCCGGCAAATCTATTTCGTCTGTGGTCTACCTTCTATGGTATGCAATCTTTCATCCCGAAAAGACTATTGCAATTCTTGCAAACAAGGGTTCAACTGCAAGGGAGATGTTAGCGCGTGTTACACTCGCCCTTGAAAATTTACCTTTCTTTCTCCAACCGGGCTGCAAAGCACTCAACAAAGGTAGCATCGAATTTTCCAACAATAGTCGTATTATCGCTGCTGCTACCAGTGGCAGTTCTATCCGTGGTATGTCTGTTAACCTTCTATTTCTTGATGAGTTTGCTTTCGTTGAACGGGCTTCTGAATTCTATACTTCTACCTACCCTGTCATCTCTTCTGGAAAGGACACAAAGGTTGTCATCACATCTACTGCAAACGGTATCGGAAACACTTTCCACAAGATATGGGAAGGGGCGGTACAAAAAGTTAATGAGTATCAGGCATTCACAGTAAACTGGTGGGATGTGCCAGGCCGTGATGAGGAGTGGAAGAAACAGACTATATCAAATACATCTCAACTCCAGTTTGATCAGGAGTTCGGGAACACATTTTTCGGGACGGGTGATACTTTAATCAATGCAGAGACTCTGCTTGACTTTCGATCAAAACCGCCAATTGAAGTTCTCGAAGGTGGGAACTTCTTGGTATATCAGACCCCTCAAAAGGGTCACGAATACATCACCTTAGTAGATGTATCAAAAGGTAGAGGGCAGGATTATTCTACGTTTAACGTAATCGACATATCGGTCCAACCTTTTAAACAGGTTGCGGTTTATCGCTGTAACACTATATCTCCAATTCTCTTACCCAACTTTATCTATAAGTATTCGAATCTCTACAACAACGCATACGTAGTAATTGAATCAAATGATGCGGGTTCGGTGGTATGTAATGGATTATATCATGACTTGGAGTATGAGAATGTTCACGTTACCAGTTCAGTAAAAGCGTCTGGTATTGGTATTGAAATGAACCGTAAGGTCAAACGTCTGGGCTGTTCTGCAATCAAGGACATCCTTGAAAACCGCAAGTTGGAAATTGTTGATGAGAATACCATACTAGAGATATCGACGTTCGTATCGAAGGGTCAGTCTTATGAGGCGTCTGAAGGAAACCACGATGATCTCATGATGAACTTAGTACTGTTTGGGTATTTTGTCTCAACGCAATTCTTTGCAGATATGACCGACATCAACATCAAACAGATGTTATTTGAAAGAAGAATGAAGGAGATCGAAGACGATGTACCCCCATTCGGTTTTGTTGATACTGGATTAGAAAATATAGTTGAGGAACCGATTATAGAAAATGAGTGGCAAGTCTGGAAACAGGATAACTGGTGAAATTCTCCCTTTTTATAAATAAAAGTGTTGAATAGACCCGTATCATGTTAAACTCATAATTTGTAAACGAAAAAAGGAAAACAGTCATGGCATTAACCACACCGTCTGCTTCTCCTGCAATCACAGTCAAAGAGATCGACCTCTCAGGATTCGCTCCTAATGTCACAACTTCGACTGGTGCGTTTGTAGGTAAGTTTCGTTGGGGCCCGGCAGAGGAACGCACACTAGTAGCAGATGAAGCTGGTCTAGTGCAAGTTTTCGCCGCACCTAATGAAGATCATGCGACAGACTTTTTGTCTGCCGTGTACTTTTTAAAGTACTCAAACTCGTTGTTTGTTGTACGTGGTCACAATGGTTCTAAAAACGCACATTCCGGTTATGCCGCGGATGTGAACACCAGTGACTCCGGAGACAACATCGTAGTAAAAAACACTAATCACTTCGATACCACAGTCAAGAGTTCTCTCAATGCATCCACCAATAACTCTGGTGCATTCATTTCGAGATTCCCTGGCGCTTTGGGTAACGGACTTTCAGTAACATTCTGTCCTGCCGACAGTGCAGATCGTTACTTTAATCAATGGGACTATCGTGGTTCCTTTGACCGTGCACCCACTTCAAGTTCTTGGGCGACAGATCGTTCAGGTACTTTGGATGAAATCCACGTTGCGGTTATTGACCGCAAGGGTGAATTCACAGGTACGCCTGGCTCGGTACTCGAAACCTTCCCACACCTTTCAGTTGCAAAAGGTGCGGTATCTACAGAAGGTGAACCACAGTACGTGGTAGACGCCATCAACCAGTCTTCTGGATATATCAGAATGTCTGGTTACTTTGATGGTGACTCTGCATTCTCTTCCACTCTTGCTGGTGGACAGGGTATTGGTCAGTACTGGGGAACCACTCCTGAAGTAGATTCCGCTACTAACTTTAGTACAGGAACTTCTGGATGGTTGAATTGGGACTCAGACAATAACGCACTCATCAAACTTTCGAATGGTGCAGATGACACTGACTTCACCGCTGGTGATATTGGTACTGCATTCGACTTGTTTGAAGATACAGAGAACGTCACAGTAGACTTCCTGATCTCACCTGTAGGTAACGGATCAGTGAATGACAGTGACGCTGTTACTATTGTCAATGATCTTAACGGTATCGCACAACAGACTCGTAAAGACTGTGTTGTCGTGACTTCACCTAAGCGTAATGATACTGTTGGTGTCGCCGCTGGCACTGCGGTTTCCAATGCGGTTACGTTTGCAAATAGTTTGACAAACTCATCGTACCTAGTAGTCGATAACAACTACCTCAAGGTTTTCGACAAGTACAATGACAAGTATGTCTTCATTCCTGCTGCATCATCTACTGCTGGTCTTATGGCTGCAACAGATGCGGTGGCCGCTCCTTGGTTCTCCCCTGCTGGTCAACGTAGAGGTAATTATGTCGGTGTAACCGATCTTGCAATTACTCCTAACAAGACTCAGAGAGATACATTGTATAAGGCGGGTATTAACCCCATCGCCAACATTCCTGGCGCTGCAATCGTACTCTTCGGGGATAAAACCCATGAGAACAGACCTTCTGCATTCGACAGAATCAACGTTCGTAGATTGTTCCTTGCACTGGAGCGTTCAATCGCTGCCGCTGCGAAGAACATCCTGTTTGAATTCAACGACGAGTTTACTCGTGCAGAATTCGTGAACGTTGTCGAACCTCTGTTGCGTGAGATCAGGGGTCGAAGAGGTATCACAGACTTCCGTGTTGTATGTGACGAAACAAACAACACGCCCGCTGTGGTCGATAGAAACGAATTTGTCGCTTCCATCTTTATCAAACCCGCACGTTCAATCAACTACGTAACACTGAACTTTGTTGCAGTTAGAACGGGTGTCCAGTTTGATGAAGTTGTGGGTGCGGTCTAAGATAACAGGAGCTTAAGAAATGGCAATTTTAGGAGTAGATGACTTCAAGTCGAAGTTAAGAGGTGGTGGCGCTCGCGCCAACATGTTCAAGGCGACTGTTAACTTCCCCGCATATGCAGGGGGAGATGTGGAACTCACATCTTTCCTATGTAAGGCGGCACAGTTGCCCGCATCCGAAATGGGGGTTGTTACAATCCCGTTTCGTGGTAGACAGTTGAAGATCGCCGGTGACCGTACCTTCGGTACGTGGACCGTGACTATCATCAACGATACGGACTTCTTGGTACGTAACTCACTCGAACAGTGGATGAATGGTATTAATTCTCACCAAGCAAACACTGGTCTTACCAACCCCGTTGACTATCAGGCTGACCTGATCGTTGAACAGTTGGACAAGGATGGGTCAACTATCAAGACATATAATTTCCGTGGGTGTTTCCCAACTAACGTTGCGGCCATCGACGTGAATTATGAAACAGTAGATGCGATTGAGGACTTCACTTGTGAATTCCAAGTCCAGTACTGGGAGTCTAACACTACCAATTAATGGTGGTATAAGTATAGGGTACGGAGGGGTAACTCTCCGTACCTTCTTACTATAGTAGAGTTTGGAATATATGGCAGAGAACAACGGTATCAAACTTTTTGGATTCGAGTTAAAGAGGATCCAGAAGAAAGATAAAGAACAGGAAAAACTCCCCTCTATTGTCCCAAAACAGGATGATGATGGCGCGGGGTATGTAACTGCCAGTGGAGCCCACTTCGGTCAATATATTGACATGAATGGGAACGAAGCGAAAGACAATGCAGAACTCATCAAAAAATATCGTGGTATCGCAGAACATCCTGAAGTAGATGCCGCCATCGAAGATATTGTTAATGAGTCTATCAGTGCATCTGATGCAGAGTCATCCGTTGAAATCGTTCTTGATAAGGTAGAGGCACCCGACAGAATTAAGAAACTGATTGTTGAAGAATTTGACAATGTATGTTCTATGATGAACTTCAATGATCACGCCCACGATATCTTTAGATCGTGGTACGTTGATGGTCGTATCGTACACCATCTAGTAGTAAACGAATCAAACCTCAAGGCGGGTATTCAAGAGATCCGGTCAATCGACTCCTCTAAGATCCGCAAAGTAAAAGAGGTCAAATACAAAAAGGATCAAAAGACAGACGCCAAAATCGTTGATAGTGTAAATGAGTTTTACATCTATCAAGAGAAGGCGGGTGCGAACCAAGGCATCAAATTGTCTCCGGATTCTGTTTCGTATGTGACTTCGGGTCTACTTGACCCCTCTCGCAAACGTGTAGTGTCTTATCTACACAAGGCAATTAAACCCGTCAACCAGTTAAGGATGATGGAAGACTCTCTGGTGATCTATCGTCTCGCACGTGCACCTGAGAGAAGAATTTTCTATATCGACGTTGGTAACCTACCTACGGGTAAGGCAGAACAACACATGAAAGACATCATGTCTCGTTATAGAAATAAGTTAGTCTACGATGCAAACACTGGACAGATCAAAGATGATCGTAAACACATGTCCATGTTGGAAGACTTCTGGTTACCTCGTAGAGAGGGTGGACGTGGTACAGAGATCAGTACCCTGCCTGGCGGGGAGAACCTTGGACAGATAGATGACATCATCTACTTCCAGAAGAAACTGTACCGTTCATTGAATGTACCTATCAATAGACTGGAACAAGAAGCCCAGTTCTCGTTAGGTCGTTCAACAGAAATCAATAGGGACGAAGTAAAGTTCCAGAAGTTTGTTGATAGACTTCGCAGACGTTTCTCTATGATGTTCTTGGGCATCATCAAGAAACAACTTGTCCTCAAGGGTATCATCACCGATGAGGATTGGGATGAGTGGAAGAACGATATCGTCATCGACTTTATTCGTGACAACCACTTCACCGAACTTAAGAACGCTGAGTTGTTAAGGGAACGTCTGGATACTATGGACAGAATTACACAGTATGTTGGTGAATACTTCTCGCGTGAATGGGTAATGAAAAATGTTATGATGATGTCAGATGATGACATCGAACAGATGAAAGATGAGGTCGAATCCGAAAACGATAAAGGTGACGGAGGAGAGGCGGACGATGGCGACGAATTCCAGTAATGAATTACTTGGAGTGGTTGGCACAGTTCTTTGATTTAAACCATGATGGTCAAGAAGACCGTCACGATGACTATGAGAAAATAGGAGAACCTGAAGATGAGTGATAACGAAACAGTTGAAGACGTAGTTGATCAAGAGATCCCTACATCTATGCAACAGGATTTTATTGACATGGTGCAGGCTGGTAACTTCAACAAAGCGAAGGAACAGTTTGACACCATGATGGCGGACAAGATGACTGCACGTCTTGACGCCGAGAAAGCGGCAGTCGCATCTAGTATCTTTAACTCTGACGAAGACATCGATCTAGAAGACGATGATTTCTTCGATGTAGAAGATGAAGATGAACTGGATGAACTCGACGAGTACGAGTTAGAACTCGAAGATGAGGACACCGCTGAACAAGAGGGTAAAGAAATTTATTCTGGTGCAGAAATCTAAATTTGTATAAATAATAGTCAAGGGAAACTTATGCAAACTTTTTTAGAACTTCGTGAGAAGTTGGGACGAAAACCAACTGGTACTATCGTCTACGATAAAAAAATTAATAAGATCCCTGTACAGATTTATAAGGACAATAAAGGGTTCACCGCCTATGTTGATGGCGATAGATTGGACACCTTTAAGTCGCAGAAAGATGCACAGAGGTCCGCAGAGAACATCGTCAAGGAATTAACCTAATGAAGTTAATCAGCGAATACGTAGAAAACGATCTACAATGTATTGTAGAGAAGAAAGAAGATGGCGCAAAGAAATACGTCATCGAAGGTATTTTCGCGCAGGCGGACGCAAAGAATAGAAACGGACGTATCTACCCCAAACCAATTATGGAGAATGCGGTAGGTAAGTACGTAAAAGAACAAGTATCTAAGAAACGTGCGGTTGGTGAATTGAATCACCCTGAAGGACCGACAGTTAACTTAGACAAAGTTTCTCACCTCATCACTGACCTCAAGTTTGAGGGGAATGATGTGGTAGGAAAGGCACAAATATTGGATACTCCTATGGGTAAGATCGTTCAAGGTCTTCTTGAGGGTGGTGTTCAACTAGGTGTGTCAACTCGTGGTATGGGTAGCCTTGAACAACGGAACGGCGCAATGTACGTCAAAGACGATTTTATTCTTAGTACGGTTGACATCGTACAAGATCCATCCGCACCGGATGCCTTCGTTAATGGAATCATGGAAGGTGTTGATTGGATCTGGAATAACGGCGTTCTAGAAGCTCAGGTAATTGAAAAAATGGAGACTGAAATTAAAACTGCTCCGAAGGCGTTTCGTCCTGAAACGCAAATTCGAGAGTTTAAGAATTTCCTCTCGTTAATTAAATCACAATTGTAAGGAGTCAATAATGACTGAAGAAACTAAAGTCGAAGTTGAACTCCACGATGAAGAAATTAACGATATCGTGGAAGAGACTCTCGAAGAGGCGGCTCCTGCTGCTAAGGGTGCAAAGGGTGATGAAGGGGCCGTAACGGAACCTGAGTCAATCGCATCTGTAGACAAGGCTGCAGACGCCGTTAAATCGCAAGCTCCTGTTCCGAAAACTAAGGCAGGTATGATCAATGCTATGTTCACTAAGATGAACGGTATGTCTAAGGCAGAAATGTCTAAGATGTATGCATCATACATGGGTGAAGGTGTTGAAGTTGAAGAAGGTGCGGAAGAAGTGGTTGCTGAAACCATTGACACTACCGCAGAACTGAACGCATTGGTCGAGTCTGAGGCAACACTCAGTGATGAGTTCAAGGCCAAGACTGCCGTAATTTTCGAAGCTGCTGTGAAGACGAAACTCTCTGAAGAAGTTGAGAGAATCGAAGATCAGTATAAGAGCGAACTTGCCGAAGAGGTATCCTCTATTAAAGAAGACCTCGTAGGTAAAGTAGACAGCTACCTCAACTACGTTGTTGAGACTTGGATGGAAGAGAACAAAGTTGCAGTTCAGAACGGTCTCCGTACTGAAATTGCAGAGACGTTCATGAACAAGATGAAGGATCTATTCGTAGAGTCTTACATCGAAGTTCCTGAGTCCAAGTTGGATCTAGTTGACGAACTGGCTGAACAGGTTGAAGAGTTGGAAGGAAAACTCAACACTCAAACTGGAGACAACATCAAACTTGCAGAACAACTGGAAGTACTCCAACGTGACGCGATCATTGCAGAAGCAACTCGTGGAATGGCAGAGACTCAAGTTGAGAAACTGCGTGGTATGGTAGAGTCTGTAGATTTTGATGACGAAGAGTCTTTCAAAACTAAAGTTCAGACAGTTAAAGAATCTTTCTTTAAGACAGAAAAACCCGTGGTTAGTGAGGAACTCACCGCCGAAGAACCTGAGACTGAAATCGAAGTTTCTTCTGTGATGGAACAATACCTCGCTGCCATTAAGAAAACTACTCAATCACAGTAAGGAATATCTAAATGAACACTAACTCTTACGATCAATTGATCGAAAAGTGGAGTCCGGTACTGAACGAAGAGTCTGCTGGTGTGATCGCAGATCGTCACCGCAAGGCCGTTACTGCCGCGATTCTTGAAAACCAAGAACGTGCAATGCGGGAAGACCGCGCTGCATCCGCTGGGTTCCTCACGGAAGCCGCTCCTGCCAACAACACTACCAGTGCATCGAACTGGGATCCTATTCTGATCTCTCTCGTTCGTCGCGCTATGCCTAACCTCATGGCATATGACGTATGTGGTGTTCAGCCTATGTCTGGACCTACTGGTCTTATTTTCGCCATGAAGTCTCGTTACGGTGGTGGTTCTACCTCTAACCGTGAAGCACTGTTCAACGAAGCAGAAACCACATTCTCTGGTGACTCTTCTGGTGTTGCTGCTCACGATAGTGACAACGTATCTGGTTTCAACGGAATCGCACCTTCTGGTGACTCCGCTGATACTCTTCGTGGTACTAATCTCACTGGTCGCCCAATGTCTACTGCTGATGCAGAAGCCCTTGGTTCTTCTGGTGCAGGTGCTTTCGAAGAGATGGGTTTCACCATCGAAAAGGCCACGGTGACTGCGAAGTCTCGTGCGTTGAAAGCCGAGTACTCACTTGAACTCGCACAAGACCTGAAGGCGATTCACGGTCTTGACGCAGAGACAGAATTGGCGAACATTCTGTCAACGGAAATCCTCGCGGAAATCAACCGTGAAGTTATCCGTACCATCAACTCTCAGGCGAAGACGGGTTGTCTTCAGGCAAACGTTACTAAGAACGGTATCTTTAACCTTTCTTCGGACGCTGATGGTCGTTGGTCTGCTGAGAAGTTCAAGGGTCTGGTTGTACAACTTGACCGCGAAGCGAACGTAATCGCAAAAGAAACTCGTCGCGGTAAGGGTAACGTAATCATCTGTTCTTCAGATGTTGCGACTGCTCTGTCTGCTTCTGGTATGTTGGATTACACTCCTGCAATGTCTACTCAACTTCAGGTTGATGACACAGGTAACACCTTCGCTGGTACATTGAACGGACGCATCAAGGTCTACATCGATCCTTATGCACAAACCGACTATGTAACTGTTGGATATAAGGGTACTAACCCTTATGACTCTGGTGTTTTCTATTGTCCTTACGTTCCTCTGACTATGGTCAAGGCCGTTGGGGAAGACACTTTCCAACCGAAGATCGGTTTCAAGACTCGTTACGGCATGGCTTCGAATCCTTTCGTGGGTGCAACACCTGCTGACGGTCTCGCTGCTGCTAAGAGTAACCAGTACTACCGTATCTTCCGTGTGGACAACATCCTCACATAAGATAAAAAATAAAAAGAAACTCGAAAGAGTCATTTTTTGGGGGGACGCTGCAGTCCCCCCTTTTTTATGCATATATAATAATGGTACGACATGGTAGTCTCCTAGTGAAAGGAAGCATAACTTAAAGGAGCATGTAGTATGAAATGGTTAATACTAGCGCTAGTGTTGATTCCGTTTTCTGCCCATTCTGAAACGGTAATCAATTATGATGATGGATCGACATACACTCTATCCGAAGGCGAGAAAATTTACATCGCCAAACGTAAGTTGTTCACACAGAAAAACTACAATAACGGTAATGTGTATTTTACACTTCAGAAAGAACATACCAAGAGAGATTATGTTCCCGATCCAGACGGAACCGATGATATGGTAGTGGGTTCTCATGAATGGTGCAAAGCATATGTACCGTGGCATGAAGGTCTAACTTTTGATATGATTGCGTGGCAACGTTTCTGTGACACCGATAATGATGGTGACTATGACGAAGACGATGATCGTTGGAATGAGTAATAAAAAGGGGACTTAACGTCCCCTCTTTTTTAACCAACTGTTGGTTAAATTTAACCAACTGTTAATTGTTGTTTCTGATCTTGTAACAGTTTCAAACCAACTTCTTTGAATTCGAAACCAGACTTTTCAAAGAAGAACTCTATCATGTTACGGTCTGCAATATACTTTGGCGAACCGATCCATTGATCATGGTCAGAGATTTTTGGGTGATAGACGATACACACTGCCTTCGTGTATCCGTGTTCTTGGTGTGCCTCGAAAAAGTTAGACATGAAGGTCTGAAGCGAACCACCAGAACCACTTGTGATAACTTCAACAAATGTCTTGCCGTCTTGGTAAGATGGAATGATCTCTTCGTAAAGTTTTTTCTTGTTGGCACCCTCTCTCCACTTGATGTGCTTCTGGCCTAGCAAACTCAGTTCTTCGTTCTCGATTGCTTTCTTCGCCTTGTTGATAGCAGAGTTGATTTGACGTTTGGTGATATTGAACTTCTCAAGTGCAAGGATCATTGCATCCGAATCAAGATCGATGTTGTGGTTATAGTAGAGACTCTGTGCAATCTTGGAGAAATCGTCAGATTGGTTTACCTTTGGTTGAATCTTACCTTCCTGAACATTCAACATCATGCCCAAATATTCGATCTCTGAATCTGTCAGACCTTCCCACATTGACAGGGGAACACGAACTACCTCAAGAGTAACACCGTGTTTTGAGTCGTTGGTCGCACGGGTAGAGTGGTTACCACCAATACCAGCAGAACCATCAACACCAAAGTCTCGATCACCTTCTTCAAAATATCCTTCTAAAAGAACCGCCTGAAGTTTTAACTTCTCTGTGTTCCCGTGTTCCTCATCGATAGCGTTCTGGATATTCTGTTTGTGCGTCCAGTCATCTTCTGCACGTACTTGAATGAAGGTTGTCTTGACAACCTCAGACGCCATCTCCTGTTCACCCTTCATGTTCTTGATCTCTTCTGCGAGAGTCAGAACACGATCCATATCGAACTTCTTACTGGCGGGTGACCCGTTAGACTTATTAAAAAACATCACATTGGATTTTGCATTTGCTTCACTTAACACTCTATATTCCTCATTTTGCATTGCACCCCAACTACCAGTACGTAGTATCTCGTAGTCAAAGTCATTATAACTCTCTCTCAAGAGTTGGTTAAATTCTTCACATTTGGAAGAATGGTTATACCCATCTGAGATCAGACCCTTATGGATGCCAACATACATACGTCCGGTTGGACGGTGCGTATATTGGTATAGGTATGCTTCGTATTTCATGTTTTAATAATAACAAACTGGACACTATTTGTCAAGGGCTTTATCCATCTTTTTTGCGAATTCCTCGAAATACTGGTCTTCACTCAGAAGAACCTTGGAGTAGTTGTTGCGGTACTCTTCCAACTTGTTATCAAAGAAAGTAGGGTCTCGTAACTCTAGGATCTTTTCCTCAAGTTCCTCAAACGTCTGGACTCTCTGCCAAGGGTCTATGTTATACGTGTTGTCTATGTCATAGTCCTGCCACACAAAGGGGACGATACCAATAGACAACGCCTCTGGATATCGTGACGTAGTGGCGTGTGGGTCTAACCAGTTGAAACATAGAGTAGACCGTGCGGGTTCTAGTAGAGGATAGAGTTTTCTCCAGTCCTTGATCCACTTGGATTGTCTCTGCACACCCGAAGGGAATCCGCCGATCATGACGGTAGACAACTGAGACCTATAGATTTTACGGATGGTCTTCTCTCTATCGTTTCCATGTTTCATCCTACCCCAATACCCAAAGTCCACAGACTTACCTTCGAACATCAAATCGGAGATGGGGTTCTTCAACCTCTGAATGAAGTGATACTTCATACCGTGAATATTTCCACTGAAGTCTATCTCATCTATGGTCACAAACTTCTTGATGTTTGGCAGGAAACTGCGGTACAGTTCTTCGGTGTCTCCCCTGTCACTACGGAACATCACTACAGTCTTGCCTTCGAAGTAGGGTGCAATCTTATCAATGTGAGACTGACTCTTCGCCAAGTCTTTGGGGTTCATCTGTAACTCACCGTGATACCGAAACTCACTGTCACTTGGTATGACAATAACATCTGCGGACTCAATGGTTTCGGGTGTACGTTTAGGGCGTGTCCCATCAAAGGAACAATTGTACGTATCGTAGTTGTGTTCGGGGTGCGCCTTCATCCACTTGACGTAGTTCTCGAAGAAACTGTCCAGTACGGTTTCGAGTGGTCCTTCATACTTAACAAAGGATCTCAGTCTTGCGATGGTAATGTTCATCGTATAATATCAATCTCGTTCATGGTGTCCTGATTCCAGACCTCTAGTTCTGTACGGACACGATTTTCATTTTTCAACTTGTCGTAACGTTTACTGGCGAGTTTCTTCCACCACGCGATCACGTTATCTAGTTCAAACCTATCAAAGTTTTCTGCCTTGATCAGGTTATCGGTCCTACCCAATAGAACGTCCCGCACATTAGAGTAACCATACTCACCCATATAAAAACGTTTCTGTGTAGTCACATCACCCGCAGTCGATATCTTATCAACAAATTTGTTGTACGCCTCCGTGTCATGATGTTTCAGTGATGCCTTGACGATACTCACCATCTTGGTTTGCATCTTTAGTTTACGGGATGACGCACCCTTGTGCACTAACTCCTCACCACCGTTCTTCTCAGTAAACCAATCCCTCATCTCTGGATAGAAGTCATCCCCTAGAGTCAACAGGAACTTAGATTGTGTGTCGCCCTTGTACCGTAGATAAGGACGCATACCATCATACATCGATGCACCCTTGAGGTTACCATACAACGAGGTGGTTTCAAAGAGACAGAACTCTGTATCATATTTGTCATTCAACATTCTGCGACTATCATGGGAACAACAGATGGCGGCAAGTAACTTACCACCAAGATAGTTAAACCCAAAGGGTTGGGCGGGTACGATGTTGAACCCCATGATTGCACGTTTGTTGAATATGTCAAGATCCGGTACACCCCCAAGATACTCGTTCCGTGGTTTGGAATTGATTAGAGGAGATCCAAACCGAATGAACCCACATATGGTGTTGGTGGTTGTTTCTCTGACTACCATCTTTAATGTCTTGCCAGGCGACTCATCCGGAGAGAACGAGGCAGTCTTTTCAAGTAGGGTGTCAAACAACTCGTGTGGGATTTGTTGGATACGGAAGTCCATATCTTGGGGGTGCAAATCAAACTGTTGGAACAGGTCATCCTCAACGGACATGCCTGGCAACGGTGCGGGGATGTTCCTCACACGTTCGATCTTACGTGCACGGAAATAGTCATCGATACGTTCGAAGTCATCGAAGTAATCCATGAGTTTCCACGCTGCGTGAAATGCGTCTTTCTTTGATAAAATCATATTGAACCTCTAATCATGTACCATTATATAGCATCCAGACAAGTTTGTCAAGTGTATAAATAGAGGTGTACATAGGAGTGACTCATGGCGAAATCTACCTTAACCGCAAACAAAAACTTTTTACAACCCACAGGGTTTAGAGTAAGCATCGACAACACGTTGTTCGGTAACGTGCAGTTCTTTGCACAATCCATATCACATCCGGGCGCTTCCACGAACGCAGTCGAGGTTGGTATACCTAGAGTTACTGGAATCCCATTTTCAGGATCTAAGATAACATATTCTGACCTTACTGTCAACCTTATTCTTGACGAAGACATGCAGTCCTACACAGAACTACAGAAGTGGATGGAGCGTCTGGTCAACGAGAAAGAGGTTAGGCCAGGCGATAGGTACAGAGGACAGGTCGAGAAGGATGAAACATATTCCGACATCACGGTTACCATCTTGACCAGTCAGAACAACTCAAACTTGCGAATCAGATACAACGATGCGATCATCACTAATCTGGGCAGTTTTGAGTTGAACGCAAACGCAAACGATATTACTTACATTCAATTCCCCGCAACCTTCCGGTTCAGGGACTTCGAGATCGTCAAACTATAACTTGACACAACACGACAAAACGGGTATAATAATATGGAAATAAACCCAATAGAACCAGCGTCTATGCCAATGAAGTCATGGTGGAACGAGGTACAGACACAAAAGGTTCAAAAGAAATTGGTAGAGGGTGGTACTGCAATGCAATACACCATCTATACATATAACCGATATGGACAACTGATAGAGTCTGAGGTGAGGGTTCAACAACTTGATATGAGGGCATAGATGCTAGACCTTGATAATATTTTGAAAGAGTGGGCAGAAGACTGTAAGATCCCCCAACACCAACTAGATGAAACATCCCGTAACACACCTAGTCTACACGCAAAGTACTTGCAGTACCTATCTTTGACTAAATTGAACCTGAAGAGGGCAGAACACTCTCAGAAGGATCTACTCAAAGACAAGTGGTTGTACTACAACGGTAAGATGGATGAGGAAACTCTTCAGTCTAAGAACTGGCATCCGGACCCCTTTGACGGATTGAAGATTATGAAAGGTGACATGAACTATTACTATGACTCCGATCCTGAGATTCAGAAGTCCGAAGAAAAAATCGTTTACCTTAAAACGATTATAGATACTCTGGTCGAGATAGTCGATAGTCTGAAGTGGAGACACCAGACCGTGAAGAACATTATTGAGTGGAGAAAGTTCGATGCCGGAGGTTAATCGTGGCGAAGAATTCTAACGTCATTACCAAGAAGGTTATTAATGACGTACACCGCAAGGGTACGTCTATTGGTAATGGTAAAGTCAAGCGCAGTTCCATGAACAAGGATAAGAAACGTTCCTTCAAGAAGTATCGCGGTCAAGGACGATAGTTCATGGAAAGTACCATTCGTATTCGGATGTTAGATCATTCGAGAATGGCGGTTGAGTCTAACCCCGCACAACAACAGGAACTAAGAGATTACTTCTCTTTCTTCGTTCCGGGCTATCGGTTCATGCCTGCATTTAAACGCAAGGTGTGGGACGGTAAGGTGCGTCTATATAATCAAGTAAAACGAGAGATACATGTTGGTCTGTATCACCAACTCCGCAAATTTTGTGCAGACCGCATGTACCCTCTCCAGATCGTAGAGAATAAAAAATACGGCATTCCCAATGCCAAGAATAAGATTGATCATCAAGGACTAGTCAAGTTTCTTGGGTCATTACAAACCCCGTTCGAGCCCCGTGACTATCAGTACGATGCGATAACACACGCCATCGAAAACAAGCGGGCCATTCTTCTATCCCCCACAGGTTCGGGTAAGTCGTTCATCATCTATAATACGATGAGGTGGTTCCTTGACAATCACGAAGGCAAGGTTCTTATTGTTGTACCAACAACGTCTCTGGTAGAACAGATGCATCAGGACTTTGCGGACTATGGTTATGAGTCAGATTTGATTCATAAAATATACAGTGGTAAAGATAAAGAAACAAATAAACGTATTATCATCTCAACATGGCAGTCTATCTACAAGTTGGGTTCAGAATGGTTCGAACAGTT